CTAAATGTTATTCGAATTAAATTCTAAATATTTTCGTGGAGAAGCCAGCCACTCAGTGTCTTTTTCCATCAAAAGTGTTCCAATTATCCGAGTGATGGAATTGATATTTGGAAAAATCCGAATCACTCGTTCTCTCCGGCGAATCTCTTCGTTCAACCGTTCCAACACATTGGTTGTACGAATCCTTCGGCGGATATTTTCAGGAAAAGACAAAATTTGAATAGCATCTTCAAAGCCGTTTTCTAAAATGTCGCAAGCAGCACTTAATTTTGAATCACAACCATATTTTTCCAAGAAGTGCTCTTTTCTTTCACGTGTCAATTCAAGTTCAGAGGCTTTAAAGATACTCTTCAACTCGTCTTTTACATCAGAAGAAACTTTCTTTGGCAGCTTATCAAAAATATTTCTCAAAAAGTGGGCTTGGCATCTTTGCCAGCTCGCACCTAAAAAGTTCTTGCGAACAGCCTTAACTAACCCTTTGTGTGCATCAGAAATGACCAGTTTTACACCGAACAAACCTCGTTGAACGAACGATTGAAAAACGGTATCCCAATTATCTTCCGATTCGCCGTCTTGAACATCAAAACCAAGAATCGTACGTCGTCCATCAGAATCAATGCCGATACCAATATATACACCTTTTGAGACAATACGATGATTTTCCCTTACTTTCATATACAGGGCATCACACATGAAAAATGGATATTCCGAGCCTTCTAGGCTCCGGTTTCTCCACTCAAAAACAAATGGATCCAACTGTTTCATCAGATTTGAAACGAATGATTTAGAAACAGTCGCACCATCCGTTAGCAGTTCAACTGTTTTAGTTACTTTGCGAGTGGAGACACCAGAAATGACCATTTCAATCATGGCAGCGATCAAAGCTTTTTCGCTTCGCTGATATCTTTCAAAGATAGTAGGACTAAACTTACCGTCTCTGGTTCGTGGAACATGAAGTTCTAACGTACCAATTCGAGTTGTAAACGAACGATCGTAGTAACCATTTCTTTGTGATTGCCGTTCTTCTGAACGTTCATAGGCATTTGCCTGAATATATTGATTTCGTTGTTCTTCCATCAGCTGATTAAACATGATAGTCATAAGTGTTTTTGCGGTATCATTCGCACCGCTTTCGTTTATAATTGCTTGAATTTCTTCGCTTTCAAAAGTAAAATGTACTTGAGTCATTGATATCAGTCCTATTCGAGTATGTTTTCTGCAAAAAACATTGTACTCCTAACTGAGATCAATGGCTTTTTTGATGCTTCACTTTTACACAATTATATGGACGTAATCAATGAGACACAATTATGGTTTAAATTTGACCCTTCGAATAGATTTATCAAAGATTTTTATAAAGTATGGAATTCAGAAGTTTTCTTTTTAGCAATCGAAGATAGCTTATTAATCAATCTCTACTATTCTAATAAGAACTATTTCAAAATTCCTGCTGCGAAAACTAGAATGAAGAAGGATGTATACTTTTTGTTTGATATCGTGACTGACGTGCCGGACGCACGTAGCGATCATCGGCGTTATGACTATATAAAGTATACTTTCGTTGATCCAGAAAGATACAAAGATTAAAGTAGGCTACCTAAAAAGGTAGCCCGGAACGAATTTTATCACCATACTTGTGAAAGGAGATATTTTTTAAGTTAGTATTAAGATTGTGTAATATGATGATATCTATATTTTATAGTATCAGTGCTATAAAATCAAAAATAAGTCACTAATTAACTACCACTCCAATTGTAAGCCTTTTTTCTCACTTTTTTTCAAAAATATGGTATGCCTTTTAATAGCTTCAAATATAAAAGAGTTTAAAGCGTAACACACTTATGGGGAAGTGGCTTGGGGTGCGCTTTAAACTCTTCTTTATTATCATCTCACAATTTAACCCAAATGTCTTTCTATTTAAAAATCAAAGTAAAACTTTTCAAATATACAGAAATATAACTATGTGAAACATCCTTTCATTAATCCATAAAAGGATACATAAAAAAGCCACTCATTTGAGTGGCAATGAAGAAAAGCTTTAGCTTGTATAATACTCTTCAAAAAATTCTAACACAGAACGATTCAAATGGCTACGTTAATGTACCCTGTAGGACTCGAACCTACGACCGGACGGTTATGAGCCGTCTGCTCTGACCAACTGAGCTAAGGGTACTGGTTGTTGCCACATAAAGCCATAAACAATCAACCAGTAGAATGTGTGGCAACAAACCTGTTATCGCATAGCTTGGAGTGTGACTATTATGGGTGATAGTGAAGATATGCGATAACATCACTATTTTATCGAATGATTTTTATAGTTGTCAATATAGTTATGTAATGCTCCTCAACGAGGAGCTATTTTTATCGTTTAGGAATATTTAAATACCAACGTTTGTCATGGAAATCTTGCGCACCGCCTTTAGTGTTTCCCTCTGGATCATTCGTTGCCCGCATCATGACATAGACTTTCTTATTAGGGAAGTTACGCATGTTAAAAGATACATGATAGCCAACATTTCCAGAAGTATTATAAGCTTGATTTACATCTGATCTATAAATTCCATCAGCTCTTACTCGAGCTAATTCTTTCCCAGTATTGTANTCCATAATGAAAATATACTCGTATTTATAGTTAGCAATGTGCCATCCAGCCACATGCAAGTTTGCGTTTTCGATTTCCCCAAACTGATCAATGTGGGCGTGATTTGTTCCATCTGTCAGCGTAGGATTAGCTGCACCAGCTCGTGTTGGATCAATGACAGGCTTGTTTTCAGAAGTTGTTGGATTTTCATCGGTAAATCCATGAGCTAAATCATAAGCAAGCTTTTCTTTGCTAACTCCCATTTGCGATAAGTAACCATATGGATCTGTGTGGTTCCCCCAAACATAATTTGTCACCCACAAATGAGAAATGATTCCTTTTGTAAATAAAGAAGTTCCTTGATCAAGAGTCAATGGAATTCCATATTTTTTTGCACTATCTCTTGTATATTCAATATAAGCTCGATAGTTTTTTTCAAACAATGCTTTATCATATGTGCGCTGTAATTCAATCTGTACAGGCGCATAAGGATTAGCGTTACCAGCTCCCCACGAAACATATCCTTGCTCACCCACACGGTAAACAATCCCACCGTCACCAATAACATCTGTAGTATAAGAATTGCTTCCGTTATAATTATTTTTCATGTTGGCGGCTACGTTTCTTGCTGGTGCATCTATTCCAGTTTCGTGCAAAATAATTTTGTTAGGAATTGCTAATCTGGAGTCTCCTTGATTCGGCGCTAAATTATACTCGTCATTAATAGTATAAGCAAACGTATTAATGGGTAATAAAAAAAGAGCCGTTAACAGGCTCATCGCAGTAATAGTAATTTTCTTTTTCATTTGTTTCCTCCTTCTTCGCTTTCAGCCGAGAACATTTTGTAGGTTCGATTTGATACACCCAACACACTCCCTAAAAACGCGCCAAAACCAGTAATGATGACAACACAGATATCTGTGTACTGCCAATTGAGCGCTTTACCAACTAACCCCACGAAAGTAGCTAGTGCGGGAATAATTACCAGTGCGAACCATTTTAGTACTTCGAACGTTTTATTATTCATTTTCTTCTCTCCCTAAATAAAGTTTTAATTTGTTGCGTGTGTTCTACCAATTTTTCTGCATGTGTATCTAATCTTTCATCGTGTTTCTTTAGTTCTTCATGAATCATCAATCGATCTGATTTGCTCGATTCTAAATCTTTAGTCAGCAAATCTAAATTGTGACTTACTTTTGAAAGAGTCTCAGTAATCTTCGAGAAAGATGCAGTAATTGGTTTTATTACTAATAAAATCAAAGAAACGATAGCGGTTATTGATCCTGCTATCGCTCCCCATTCCCCTAAATTAATCATGTGACAACTCCTTGAATCAAAATAAAAAGCACATCAATTAAGATGCGCTCTCTTCTTTGCTAATGATTTTATCTGCTTTTTCTTCAGTAATGCACAACGGAACGAAAACCATTACTTGTTCGTTAGTGAAACAGCCCCAATCATACATCATTTTCACATCGCTAAAACTAAACATACTACTCACCTCCCTTTGAAGCTGGATTTAGTTGCTCTTTAATTTCTGAAATGTCTTTGCTATTTTGTAACGAAGCAAGCATCATTTTTGAATTGATTTGTGCTAAACTATCCGCTTTTTCTTTCAATGCAGTATTTTCCTGTTTAATTGCTACATCGCTTAGCATGAGTTTGGCATTGATCTGTTTTAAATCGCCGTTCTCATTTTCTAACGACTCATACATTGCTTTGAGATTGTTTAAATCGTTGTGATCTAGTGCGTTCGCTAAAATAATCCATTGATTCAATTTAGGATCAAACATTTGATCAGCGATTGTTAACGGTTCGCCATCAGCACGAATTCCTTCAAGCGGTGGCTGATCTGTGTAAGGAACGGATACAAGCATGTCGTCCAATACTTTTCCTGCGTACTCTCCGCCAGTACGTCCATATTTCCAAATGTTTTTCATTTATTTCCCTCCCAGTAATTGAATTTCGGTTTCCAATTTGGAATCGGTGGTTCGACTTCTGTGCATTCTTCCGGTAAATGTTCTTCATCATTCACAATGATTTGCTCGAATCCGTAAGGTTCAATTGGTCTATATGCTGCCTTCATATCGATTCACGCTTTTCTAAATCGTGTAAGTAATTGCAAAGGTATAATCCGATCCATAACTTGAGTTTCTTCGCCATTTAATGGCTCCATCTGCACCAATAGATAACTGAGCACTGTTCAAAGTAGAACGGTCTATCGAGCCAACCAGTTGCTCAAAACTAATTGGTGGCCGATAGCCTTCTGGAATTGTTAGTATCGTTGAATCATTTCCACCACTGCGTTTTCCGTTTAAAGCCACAAAATATATAGAAACTGTTTTTCCTTCACGATAAAGCTTTGCTGATCCGGTATTCCCGTTTGTAACTGTTAATGTGGTAGTAGCTGTATCATTAATGCGTTCATCGATCTTATTGTCTAATTCATCTATAGCAGTCGCATTAGCATTCGCTTTTGTTTGAGCATCCTTAGCTGTGGTGTCTACTTCATTAATTGAAGCAGTCAACTGCGAATTAATCTCCGATACTTTCCCATCGGTATAATTGTTTGCTTTACCAGTAATTTCAGAAATTTTAATATCTGTGGCCAAATTATCTTCGACATATTCTGGTGCTAGATCCCAAACATAATCTTTTGGATTGTTTGAATCACGCATACCAGTACCACGATATTTATACTCACTAATATTCGGGGTTCGAGTATTGCCTTCCTCTAGTTTTAACCACTTAATTGTACATTGTCCTACACTTGTGCTTGGTACTTGATAAATCTGCACTTGTGGGGTAGTAGGGTGTGAGTCATCTGCTGCTGTAAATGTTTTAGACCACACATTAGTTAAGCCTTCTACTGGTTGTAAGTCACCAACCTCCCATGCATCTCCTGTTGCTCGTGTGAAAAATGGTCTAAAAACCTGTGTTGCTGGCTTAGTTCCTTCAAGTGTGATGGTATACTTCTTACCTTTTACCATTGGTTTAATGTTATAGGTGTTAATAAGATAGTTACTATTAGTAACTGGTTGTTGTGATTCTGGTTTAATTAGATTCTCACCCAAAGCCACCTTACTCAAATAATACGGTGCATCAAGTAGATTAGGCTGGTACGGTGTGGCTGTTGAGCCTTCTTCGATTTTGATGTCGTACAACTTAAATCCGCCATTTATTTTATCCCTGTCAACAAAGCTAATACTCATATAAAATCGATCTAAATTTGTGATTTGATAATTAACGTTAGCTGTACCTTTGATTGTTATTTCTTTCCCTACATCATCTGTTGTAATATTTGTACTATTTGCTTCCAATAATATCTTTTCTCCTGGTGATGTACGATACACCAAACGTAATTTATCAATAGCTCCTGTAGTTCCTTCATCAAATCGAACTTTCGCACTCAGAGTATAGGTTTTCCCACTAGTAAGCTGAGGTGTATTAATACGCGTAAACATAATAATGCTTCCTGTACCATCAGAAGTAAAATGTAACTTTTCGTTATCCAAAGTTAGTGACCCGTGGTAACCAACGTTAAAATCGCTCGATTTTAGTTTGGACATTAAATTCGGCTTACCGCTATAATCATATCCCCCGAAGTCGATGCTGTTACTGTACATCACTTGTAAGTTACCTAACTTAGAAATTTCTTCTTTCAGAGCATCTAACTTGTCTTGTAGCGTTTTAGCTTGACCAGTTAAATCAGTAATCTGTTGATTTAAGCTATCCACTCTACCTTTGATTTCAGCCATAAAAGCATCAAAAGTTTCGTTGTACTTTCGAATCAACTCTTCTAATTGCGAAACATATTCATCGGCTTGGCCTTGCGAAATGTCAGACACTCCTAGTGAGAAAAAAATGATATCTTGCGTTGTTAAAATTTGATTGTCTTTTCTATATTCTACGTAGCAGTGTTTATAATATCCTGCTTCACTCATAAATGTGCCATCAAGAGAAAACGTGACTTCTTCACTAGTTACACTAGTTGCAACATTATCTACGTAACGGTTAGATGGTGTTGTTCCTTTTAAAGTAAATGTTCCGCCACTCGTATCCATCTGCAAGCCATTTAGAAACGGTTTAACCGTCACCGTAATCCCTTTATCACCTTGACGAGCCATAATAGCTTTGGTGTAGTTTAATTCTTTGCTGAAATCTAAAGCCAAATTATATAAACTGCTAGCCATTTATATACCTCCTTGTCTTCGTTTTAAAAACGTTTTTGGTCAAGCACTGTGCTATCATATGCTGTATCCTCTTTTAATCTAATATCTTCATACCCTAGACGGTGTGCCACTAAATTCCATCTAACTAATACGTTTGGCTTACTAGTTTCAATGATGAAATGGTCAATATCTTCATGAGTAACAGCACACAAAACTAGTTCTGTAGGTGTCACATGTGTCATATACCGACTTAGATTTACTGTTTCAGCAAACATGGGGTCAATATCAACACGAACTTTACCATCGTCACCTGTAACGGCTTCCCCATAATCAGCGAAATAATATTCTGGAGTTTCATAAGCGTTCAATAGTCGTTGTCCATAATGTTCTGTTGGTACAGTTGAGTTTTTAGTACCTCTAACAGTAAAATCTTTATATACTTGTACCGTTGATTGTTCAAACCTAGCAAGTTTCCCATCTTCCCATGAACCAAAAAAACAACCTGGTAACGTTAGCATACCATCACTAGTAAATTTCATAGTCCTACCAGCTACCTTAAATTCCCATGAGTTACCCGCACTACCATTAATGCTTAAAGAACTACCGTCGCCAGAAGTTACATAACTAGCATTGCTATACCTGAAATTGGGCGCACCAAAAGATAGAAACGGTCTGTTATTACCATTATCCCACGTACTAAAAACCAAGTTACCCTGTGGATTTCTAATCATGAAACCACCACCAGTTTTCATGGTGTATGATACAATACCGGCATCAGCACTTACATAATCACGTGCTTCTAGCTCCATAATATCTTTGTTAACTTTTTTTGAGTACCAAGTCATTTTGCCATTAGCAATACTTGTTCTATAATCAGCACCATCACTAATTAATGTAGTACCTCTAATAGTAATTCCTACTATTTCACCAGCCGTAATAAACGAGGCATTGAATCCGCCATCTAACGTCCATGCCGTTTCATATGTTCCATTAATGCCAGTTTTAGAAAAACCAATACCAGCATTGTTGATTTGTAAAACATTCCTTGCGGTATTCTTATCTGGTGTGTCCATAATCAAAATACGACTAGGCGCTTCTTTAGGATCTAATAAAACATAACCACCATTTTGACCAGTAATCATATCAGTTTGATGATCTACAATATCATTGAGTAAATCACTGATTTCGCCACCGTTTTTCAATTGATCAATGGCATCATTAATCAAATTGCTGACATTATTCTCTGTGTTTTCTAAGAAGTTTGTTTTGACGTTTCCTACAACTAATTTATCGTATGAATTGGTTAGAACATTAAACGTATATTCCACAATTCTCGCTGACATATTCACTTTTAACTGTGGATGATACACATCTACTCCGTCACCCATCGAAACTTTTTCTAGATCAACAAATTTTTCATAGCCTCTTTGATGCCTCAATGGTACTAATTCAATCGAACCACTCACTTGTGGTTTTTGTTTATCTATGTTTGTTTTCAACCAGTCTTTAGCAGCTTCCCTTAATGTGGCTACATCAGTCGCTTTGTCTTTAAAATCAACAAAAGAAACATATCCAGCAGGATAATCATCCACGTAATCCGTGAAAATAACTTCTTCTGGTAGAGTGATCTCGTCTTCTCCTTCTGAAGAGCTGCTAATGAATGGATAAACTCCAACTAAAACACTTTGAGCATCAATCTCTAAGTCAAGACCAGTTAAGTTTTTAGTATAAATCGCTTTGATTTTATGATCCGTGCCTAGCCTTTTTTCATGACGTAATGTGTTATTATCTTTTAGAAATTCCCCATGAAATCGATCTAGAATAGATCCCTCTTTTCCACCAAAGAATTCTAAAAAATTCGCCTTTTCTATCTTCACATTAGCAAGCGTATCTACTAATGACGAGAAAGAAAACTGTGAAGGAATAACTGGTTTCGCTAAAGTTTTTGCGTTTTGCCATGCCTGACTAGCAGTGATCTTTTCTGTTCCACTGTCATATTTATTCAACACCGATTTTCTTATATCATTGAAAATAGGTTCAGCTTTTACTTCTATCGTATTGCCTATTACAGAAGTCTTTGCATAATAAATCCGTAGACGCTGTTTTGCTCGATTTTCATCTACATAACACTGAATAATACGTCCTTCTACAATCAAATCTGCATTAGTTCCGCTTATTGGATAAGTACCCTGAAATATCTCGGCTCCGTTTAATTTATTGCTAACAGTAGCTGTTAACCAGTCTGACAAAGCGCCTAAACCTTGCGTATCATATAAATGTTCAGCTAAATTATTCGCGTCGTTTTTATCGTAAATAGTTATTAAATTATCGATCATCTATTTCACCTACCTTAACCCATTACGATAAATTTGTATTTTGCTCAAACCAGTACAATTAAAATAATTAATATCCACTTGCAATGTCGGATATTGCATGGTCTTCATTTTGTTGGACCGATCTAAAATATCTCCGTCCGATTGCTCTTCGTAGCAAAGCATCAAATCACTATCAATGACTACGTCAGTTCCTACTACTAAGCCTTCAAAACTAAACACATAATCATTTAAGATGAACTGGCATGAAGTAGCTGAAGGAGTGATGATAATCTTTGGAAAACTTTCTTCTAAACTATTATTCAGCAAGTTAAATGACTGTGGTTTATCTACGGTTATAGGTACATCTTCTTGAACTCTTGCGAATGGTTTCGCAGTAATATTTACATCGAACTCTCCCCATTCAACAATATCGTTTTCTGCATCCCCAATATCGATAGTCTGGATAACGTAATAGACGTTGGGATCGTCAGAGAATTCTAATTTCTTTGCATAGTTTAACCAATGACGCATGATATAAAACGATTGCTTGAACGCTTGATGGTCTTCCACATCCTCTAAATAGTTATAGTGCAATGTAAACGACATATCTTCAAACGAGTAATCTTGTACTAAGCCACCTAACCTACCTAAAACAGAAGTTTCAACTCTCTGTCTTTTTGGAGAAGGTATGGTTGGTCTTTCAGCTAAAGCCAATTTATGCAAATAATCAGGAAATCCATCGATTATAGAATGTATACAATCAGTCATTTTTTCACATCCTTTTTAATACTAAAAAAACAGGAGAAATACTCTCCTGTTTAACGCCATGCCGAAGCATTATCATTTTGAATTTTTGTAATGCTATCAATGATTTGTTGAGTTGTTTGCTTCATAGTAACCTCATCTGCGTTACCATCAATTGTGAAATTGAATTCGTAGTTATTCACAGGTTGAATCGTTTGTGCCCTAGATGAAACTGATGTGCTACTCAAGATACGATCACCAATTTCTTGCAAAACAGATCTTTTCAAAGGTAAAACTGCTTCAGGTCCTGCTTCACCGACACCGTTCATTCCACCTAGTAAAGTTGGTTTAGTAAAGATACCTCCTTTAGCATGCCATTTTACACGCAAATGGGGGATTTGACCTTTTAGCGGGTTAAAGCTGCCTTCCATGATAAATTCCGGTAACGGAATATGTGGTATAGAAATATTCAAATTATCAAAAATGCCACTGATTTTGTCTCTAATCCAATCAATTGGAGCGCTAACAGTCTTTTTGATGCCTTCCCATATGTTAGCAATTGTACTTTTAACATTATTGAATATGTCGGAAACAATACCTGTTAGATTGGACCAACCGCTTGAAATTGCATTTTTTCCATCGTTTACTTTAGAGCTAATAGTGCTTGTAATTCCATTCCAAAGATTCAAAGCAGTATTTTTGATACCGTTCCAAATTCCGCTAATCCACGAAGATATACTATTCCAAACACTTTGAATGGCACTTTTAGCTGCGTTTATAGCATTGCTTATACTACTAGTCACACTATTCCAGATATTTGATGCTGTAGAGCTGATTGAATTCCAAATTCCACCTAACCAACTAGATACAGTTGACCAAATATTTTGAATTACTGTAGCAGCTGCTTGTACCAAGCTAGTGATTGTATTCTTGATACTGTTCCAAATACTAGAAGCTGTTGCACTAATTGAATTCCAAATATTTGAAGCCGTAGTACTAATAGCTGTCCATATACCATTCCACCATGCCACTACTGGATCAAATATAGTATGGAATGTAGTTACAATCCCATTCCAAGCGATACTTATCCATTGTGTCATAGTATCCCAAGTATTTTTAAGGAAATCAGAAATAGGTGTCCAAACAGCTTGCCAAGCTGCGCCCAATAACTGTCCAGCTACATCAAAAATACCCACGATAATATTAATACCAGCTTGAATCAATGACGTTATTAATGTCCATGGTATTTGAACAATTCCTACAATGTCTGCCCAAATAATCGACCATACTTCTTTGACTCCGTTCCAAATATTTGAAACCCAATCAACGAATGTTTGCCAAGTTTCTTGGACTCCTTGCCAGATGTTGGAAGCTCCTTCAACTAATCCGCTCCATAGCTCTCCAAACCAATCAGAAACTCCTTGCCAAATATCTTGAACCCAATCTACAAATCCAGACCAGGTTTCTTTAACCCCATCCCAAACTGATGAGGCTCCGTCTTTTATACTTTCCCAAGTATCACCCAACCAATCAGTAAATTTTTTCCATAAACCACTAAACCAGTCAGTAATTGCACCCCAGTTCTTAATTGCCACAATAACGCCTGCTATAACAGCTATAATTCCTCCAATTATAAGCATCATCGGACCAAATAAATATGACACGGCTAGTATTGCCGGTAACAGTATGCCAAATGCTGCTGTAAGACCACCTATAGCAACAATGAAATCCTGTACTGGTTGTGGAAGATTATTAAACGCATCAGCCATCTTTCCTAGAAAATCAATTACTGGTTCGAGTGCATCTATGATTGTGTTGCCTATAGGAGCTAATGAATCCTTTAATTCAGCTATTTTCCCGTTCAACTCTTGCAACGGAGTAGTAGAATCTTCATTCATTTTTTGTGCAGATCCACTAACATCATCAAATGTATGGTTAACATCAGTTAAAGATTGGACAACTTTCATCGCATTATCTTCGCCAAGCGCAGACCAAATTGTCGAAGCTTTATTTAATTGGTCGTATTGACCATCCATATTGCTAAAATCTTGAATCATGGAATTAATAACGTCTTTTTGTGTTCCTCCGCCATTTTTCCACTCTTCAAAAGCTTTTCTAGTACTTTCACTAAACATATCCATGTTTTGCTCAAATCGACCATCTGTTAACGATATTCCCATTTCCTTAACTAAGTCATTGACTTTATCAAGGTTATAAGCACCCGCATCTAAACCATTTTGAAGCATTCCGAACGTTTCATCAGCTGAATATCCCATTTGACTCCATAATTGGCTATATTCTGCCATATTGTCGCCTAATTCGTGCGTTTTATCTAAACCGTTTTGAGTACCCGAAACCATTAAATCCATTGCATCTTGAGCNCTCAAGCCGAAATTGACCATTAAGCCATTTACACCACGTAACGTTTCATCCATATCAGCGCCCATGGTGTTTTCTAGGACCATAGCTTGTTCCGTGATATTTTGTAAATCTTGATTATTTAAATCTCCTAAATTACGCTTTACCAAAATCAATGCATCTGTGGACTGATCTAACGATTCTCCAAAACCTTTATAATAAATGTCTCTGGCTACATTCGTTAATTCTTCAGCCTCTTGTTTAGACAAACCAAAATTAGCTTGTATCTTACTCTGGGAACTACCTACACTGTTAGCAGAGTCCACTGCTTGTTTCCCTAATTCTGTAAGCTTATCGCCAATGTCGCTTAAAACGTCAGAAGCTTCCATTAAATTATTCATATCTATTTTGCTTCCGATATCGTCCAAGTTAGTTGTATCTACATTTTTAGCAGCTTGTCCTAACTCTTCAAATTCACGTTCAGCATCATTAAGCTTCGCTTCCATCTGCATTGCTTCTGTGGATGTAGCGCCAAATTCAGACTGTGTAGCTTCTAACTGTCGTCTTAGGATATCTATCGTTTTCTCCGCATTTTCAGATTGTTGAGAAACATATTCTTGGGCTTTCGCTAATTTCTCGGCTTCAGAAGCTGATTGACCAGCAGTTGCTTGCCATTTTTTGTATTCGGATTCAATCAGAGAAGCACTAGCTTGAACATTTTTTTGTTCGCTATCCAACTGTTGCATTGTAGACTCGTACGTCTGTATTTCGCCTTTTGCTTGAGCTAGTGCATTACTCGTTTTATCAATTTCGTTTGACAAACGTTGTTGCGCTGTTTGTTGATTAATCAGTTCTCTTTCAAGTTTCTTAACTTCGGTGGAATTTTCTCCATAATATTTTTTCGCATTGGCTAAACGTTGGCTAGTTACTTCAACTTTTTGACTTTGTAATTCATACTGCTTTTCTAAAGAAGATAATTTACTTCCTAACTTGTCTGATTCAGAACCAGTCTGTTGTAATTGAGCTTGTTCTAGTTTTAATTCTGCTCTATTTTTAGTTAATTCAGCACTGATTTCTTTTAACGTAGATTTCAATCCGTCATCGTTAGCTATGAAAGTTACTTCTGCTTCTGTTCTCTTTTTAGCCAT